AAGGCTCAAGGTGTTAGTACAGTAGAAGAATACAACGAAGTAATGGAAGAGTTTGCTCCTTTATGTGTTGTAGACTATACTAAAACCATTGAAACACAATGTGAATACATTCATGTTAACAAGGCTACAGGAGAATTCTTTCTTAAGCATAATGGAGTGGTATCGACGATACCTATGCCACAAGCGTTAGTAGATAGAATATTTGATTCCTTAGATAAAGATCTAGACTTTATGCCTTTAGTTAAGATGTGGACTAGATGGTTGCGTAACCCAATCTTGTGGAGAAAGATGAGACAAGGTCATGGGAACGATTTCTGTGAGAGATTCTTTAACTTTGTAAACTTGCAATATGAGCATCCAAAGTTTAAAGAAGAACTTATAGAACAAGGTCTTACTGATGAAGCAGCTTCTAAAAGAGCAATGATGTACCAAATGAAAATCACCCATGAGGGATTACTAAATGGTTACAAGGTCTCTAGAGAAGTGCTTCATAAGTTTGACAAAGAAACCGGTGAGCAAATTGATAGATACAAACGTACTTTCAATCCTGACACTGGTGAGATAGAAGGTAACGGATTACCAGAACATGTAGAAGACAGATTATTTGAACCAGCCGTTATGGGTAATGGTGGAGATGCTTTCTTCTGTGAAGGAGCTAATGGCTTTTCTGGTCCAGGACATTTTATCAAAGTTGGATGTACTCATAGATTACCTGAGTGGACTCAAATTAACGTTAATGATACTGTATCATGTGTTAAGGGTCTTCATATTGGTGGCCTTAAGTACATTGCTTATTATAGTGGTGAAATTCACAATATATTTGTTGACCCTATGCATATAGGTGCAGTACCTTGTGATGAAGATGGTGCTATTAGATGTAAGCAGTATTTTGTTCATTCTTCCTTAGTAGGTGTGAATGGATCAATATACCACAGCTCTAGCTACGCAGCTATGACTGATGCAGAATGGGATCAGATAAGAGAAGAAGCAGTTCAGTTCAAATCTGATGTCAAAGTTCAGTGCGACAAGGAAGTTGCAGAGATTAATGCTCTGTAGCTAGTGTTTAATTGGTGATATAGGGGGTTAACGCCCCCTTTATCTACTTTAATAAAAATTATAATATGAAAACTTTATTAATAGATGGGGATAGTCTTATTTACTTTGAAATGGGTAAAGAGACTTTAGAAGAAGCTTTAACTAGCTTAGATGGTCGTATACTAGAAATGTTGAATCAAAGTGAAGCTGACAAATATGCTGGATTTATGACAATAGGTAAATGTTTTAGATATAAAGAAGCTAAAACTAGAAAGTATAAAGGAAATAGAAAACATGGCGACAAGCCTATTATTTTCTATGCTTTAAAACAATATTTATTGCAACATTGGAAATTTGAGTACGTTTCAGAGTTAGAAGCTGATGATTTAGTAGCAGTATATGGTGAAGGATTAGATGGTAATACAGTTATATGCAGTCCTGATAAAGATGTTTTATATCAAGTTGAGGGCAAGCATTATAATTATAGAACTGCTGAATTTATACACACTACACCAACTGAAGCTGAGTTATTTCTTTGGAAGCAAATGCTTATGGGGGACTCAACAGATGGTATTCCTGGAATACCTAAAGTAGGTGAAAAAACTGCAGCCGCATGGTTAAATGACGTACAATTACAGGAAATGCCTGCTTTTGTTTTAAATAAATACATAGAAAAATTTGGTAACTTGGAAGGAATTAGTAGATTTGCAGAGACATTCAAACTTGTATATATCTTAAAATCCAAAGAAGACGTTCTGAGGATGACTGGCATCGAACTACCTGAATTAGTTACTAATGTCGTAAATATTTAATATGTCAATAAAATGCAAAGAAGTAATTCTAACACCAACTGGTCCTCTAGGATTTAAAATTCACGGAGGAACTTCAGCTATTGTACCACAACTTCAGGAAGATAAAATAGTATCGCTAGCAATGCCTGGTGACTATTTTATTGCAATAGGTGATTCTATTAAAATTAAGAAAAAGCCATACAAAGTCAATATAATTGAAAAATCACTAAAACATGGTACTCTTAGTTTTAATTTAAAAATCGCAGAACGAACAAAAAGCTCTCTATTTCTAATGCCTATGCTTGGCGGAAATAGACATTTATTTATGTATAACAACCAGCTGTTAAATTGTTTTGTAGGCTGGGAGGAATATACTGATAAAATTGTTTTACTTTACAGATGGTCTAGCGACCCTTTGTTTGCAAAGTTTGAGCAAGCTTTAAAACAATTTGAAGCATTTGAACATTCGTTTGATCCTGACCCATATCATGTAGTGTTTATTTTTAATATACCAAAAGTACACACTAGAAATTTTTACAATTTTAAAGAAAGTAAATATTCTAAGTTAGATGATGTTTATAAACTTAGGATATTAGATTTCCATGAAATGGATATAGATCAAGCTTTAGGTCAAATATTATTTAGATCAGAAGAAAGACGATTAAATTTAGAAGAAAAATTAGACGCAGAGATAGATAAAAATTCAGAGTTACTCAGTGCATTAGACATGCAAAAAGAAATGTTAAACTTAAAATATTATTTAAATGAAAAAAAAGAAATGCCAGGACTCGAATACTAATGTAACAATGTCTGTTCCAGAAGGACTAGAGTTCGATACTCCATATAGTATGCATAATAAACATTATTGGGACACAGAAAGAAATAAACCTTGGAAAGTTCCTGAAAAAGCGGATTTTGCTTGGCATCTAGATAAGGTTACAGAGCAAATTACTTCTTTATTAAAAGAAAAGAATGCTGCTTACGGAGACAGTGCCTTGAAGCCTTTAAATATTTTTAGTAAATTAGATGCGGTAGAATCTTTATGTTGTAGATTAGATGATAAGATTGCTAGAATAAGTAATAAAGGTATTAATGATCAAACAGAAGATACAGTTGATGATTTGATTGGATATTTATTGCTACTGAAAATGGCTATGGAAAGAAAATGATGGTAGTTATTTGGCCATCATAGAGATAAGGGGGTTATATACCCCCTTATTTTTTTCTAACAACACAACGCATATTTTTTTTCTAACGCCTCTTAATACCTGTCGTATTTGTATTGATCACTAGTTTCAAAAGTTTTAGCAAATGCATTTAAACCAGGTATCATTTTAAAAGTATAGTGGAATCTATTATTTCTATCTCTATTACTATCTTCTCCTAATAGATCATCTCTCATCTCGTCTACAGTATTACTACTAAGTTTCATAACTTCTCTACCTAAAGATAGTAATGGTATACCTGTAGCCCTTCCTGATTCTAAGAATTCTTGTGGTTGTGTAAATACTGCAACTTCACGATAAGTTCTATTTACTACTGCGTATAGTTTTCTACCCGCATAACTTTGTCTTATATCAATTTTACCATCATCATCATAATCTCCACCCATTAACATTAGTAATGACATAAATAATAATGTTAATCTCATTTCCATTAAATGTGCTCTAATATTTGCTCTTTTCATTTCAAGGTAATCTTGAAACATCGCCTCTCTTTGAGAAAGATCTTTAAGTCTATCGCTGAATTCTGGATTGTCTGCATTATTAGCGGCCCATTGATCAAACTTAGCACGAGCTAAATCTTCTTTTATTTTAAATTGATTAGTAAGTCCAAATGTAATAACATCTGTTCCAATATTTACTAGATCTTTTCCTAATACTCCTACATAATCTAGTAAAGCAACTTCCTTATCTAGTGCCTCTGCAGGTCCCATAACTTCGCTAAGCCCTAAGTTACCCCAAGTGCTCATCCATGTACCCTCATCAAATGTTTTTAGTATATTATCATATCTCTGTCTACCAAACCTTTCCATTGCTATACCTGGCAGCCAAGATTTATAGTGCATCATAAATCTCATTAATAGTGTATTGTTATACAATGCTATATCTTCATCAGTCATTGTACCTTTTACTTTATCACTTATACGTCTAGTTACATTACGAAAATGTCTTTCTTGTTTTTCAGTCATCCCTGGTATAGTAACTATATACCTATCTACTGCTTTGTTAGATATATTAGTTGCTGTACCTTCCCAAGCAGGATTTTCTTTAATCTCCATTAACTCTAGAAGAGATTTTGTTCCTTCTGGTAATTTAGAGAGTACTTCTACTTCATTAGTTTCAGGATCTAACCCATAATTCTGTGCAAGACTATATATTACAGTAGCATCAATACCACGGTCAGCGGTAGATAAAAATGAGAACCATTTATCATTAGTCATATGCCTTGTAACATAATTAGCTGATAAAGTATCTGCTCTATTTTGAGCATCATCTCTTTGATAAATCATAAAATGCTCTGCTAATGCTCTCATTTTAGGATCTGCCTTCATTAAAGCGCCTTGAGCTGTTTTTAAAGCTTTTTTAGTAATAAACCTACCTTTTGCTGCTTGTTGGTATAATCCAAATTGTCCTGCAAAAAATGCACCTGCTGCTACTGGCATTTTTATACCAAGCGCCATCATCGAGTGATATTGTTTTAAAGCTAATACTGTTTTAAGTCCACTTAGTTTTCCTATTTTGAAATCCTTAGCATCTAAAGTATTTCCAAAAAAGTATTGATCAATATATCCTGTAAACACGTCTGCATTACTTCTAGTTTCAAATAACTTCCTAGTAGCTCCAGATAATGTAGGTATCACATTACCAAATGCATCTGTATCAATTTCTTTAGATACATTATCTTTTAAAAGTTGTTCCATTGCCATTACTTCGGGGAGAACTTCCATTTTCATTTTATAGTCTGTTGCTGCATTTAAAAGTAATAATAAACCTTTACCTAAATCTCTACTTTTTAAAGAAGGGTCTACGTTACCATTTGCATCTACAATAGGCCTAATAAATAATTTAGGTATTTTTCTAATAAGTTTACCAGTATTTTCATCTCTTAAACCTAGAGATAAGTCATGTTCTCTTACTTGTAAATTCTCAAGTATTGCATCCATACCCAATTTGTGAGTCCCATTTTGTTGGTGCTCTAGCATATCTTTACTAATATTAGCTATAAAGTTTGGTCCTAATGTTTGGCCAAACATTTCTTCTATTAATCTAATTTTATCTTGGTAGTATTCATAGAATTCTCTTAAAGCTGGATTAGCTTGTATTCTACCATATTCTTCAGTTAACCATTTTTCATTTGGCTTTAAAAAATATTTACCCCCTAAAGATACAGAAGCTGTATTATAGAATTTTACAATATCATGCTGTTTATCCCAAGCAAGTAATTCTCTTGTTATAGCTTTATCATTTTTACCGTATTTTCTCTTTAGAAATTTTTCTTTATTTTTTCTATAAGTTTTAAAATTCTTATCATAAGCTTCTTGATTTATAACAGTATTTTCTTTCATCCACTTATACTCTCCTTTTTGTATAGCTCTATCTTTACCTTCGTAATATTCTGTTTGATATTTAGCAACAAAGTTTCCAGTTTTATTATTAATTAAAGGAGCGAAAGCTTCGATTGGATTAGATCCTGTATATTGAGAAAGAATAGCATCTTGTAACGCTTGTATTTCTCCTGCAGCTTGCTTTATAGATTTTCTTCTACCATAGTTTAGTTCATCTACAATTTCCCACAAGTTTCTTAAGTACGGATTATTTTGCTTTGATAGAGTTACAAAAGATCCCGTCATATAGTCAATACCTGGGTTGTAATTTTTAATACCTTTAACTCCTCTTTCATTAGCTTTCTCTGCAACACGGTCCCTAATCTTTGATTCTATCATAGACTGTGCATTTGTAACTGTTCTCCCTACTTCTTCTTGTAATTTAACTGTTTTAGCATATTCTGTAGGGTTGTTTTTTTGAAGATCTGCCATGTAATCATCTAACCTGAATAGATTCTTATAGAATATTAAATCATTATTTAAATCAACTAATTCTTCCATTGTTAAATACATTGGATTAGCATCCCCTAATTTAGTAGTAGGATCATTTTCTTGAATCTTCTTTTCTATATCTTTTAGATCTCTTTTAAGATTATTTAATACATATGCTACATCTTGGTTTAACTGTAGCTTACGCAATTGTTTCTCCATTCTCTCTTTAGCAGCTTTAGCTTTTTCAAAAGTTTCACCAACTTGAAAGTTTTTGTTTCGTAATCTCTCTTCTACTTGTTTTTTACGGCTTATAAGTTTTACTATTGTATCATTAACTTTATCGAAATCTGTCATTTCTTCAGCTACAGGTATTTGCTCTAAGAACTCACTAAATTTAGCGCCCATTTGAACAGTAGTAATGTTGCTAGTCATACCTCCTTGGGTATTATACTTATATCTAACATGTATAGGCACAATTCTAGATTGTCTTACTTTAGATATACCATATTCATTTAAAAGTGTTTGTTTATAGGCCCCCATTTGTATGTTATAGGTATCCATTTTTACAGCAAATGGGTCATTAACTATTTTATATTGACCTCCCATATATTTAACGTATCCAGCTTCTATTGATGGAGATACAAATTTATAATCATAAATACCTGCAGTTCCATCACTATACAATACTAATAAATCTATAGTACCTCCAGTTTCAGCTCCTGAATCAATTATTAATTGCTCTGTTTTAAATACTGCCTTACCGTTTGTATTGTTTTCTTCGTTTATTCTTTTTTGCTGTGCTTTACTTTGTGCAATAATATCTTTAATTCCATTTTCAATTCTTTTAAATTGAAATTCATTAAATGGAGAGTTGGCTAGAATTTGTGATCTAGACCCTTTACCATTTGCATATAATTCTACTAAGTCTTGCATAGTAGCATGTCCAGCGGTACCTGTTTCTTTTCTTATGTTCTCTGTAGAGATTCTTCTTTTTCGTTGCTCATCCGTTTCAGGTCTTTTAGCAATTTTCATTGAGTAAAAATATTTCTTTACTTCATCAGAAACCCTACCTTTAATTACTACTCCTTCATACGGTGTTCCCGGTTTACCTACATATCTTTCTAGCTTATCACTTCCTGGTTCTACGATCCATTTTTCTTTTATACCTTGCTCTTCAGCATTAACTTGATCTAAGATATAAGATTGTGTAGTTTTATCTAATTTTTCTAGAATAGTTTCTCTAGGGTCATCTACAGTTCTAGTATCCATTTCGTAATATTCCCCAGCTTCTAATCCGCCCATTTGCTTTTCAGCGTTTAAATAGGTGCTAGCACTTTCACTTAGCATAATATATGCTGCTCTAGAGTATGGATCTCTAGTTACTTTTGCAAAAAAGTTTCTAACTGCTTGCAGCACTCTTTCAAACCACGTTTTAGCCCTATCCATCTGTGCTGGAGAGTCATTTCCTTGTATGTTCTTTACTAGTTGCTGTGCAATAAGTTTTCCCACAGCTTCTTTTTTCAATTTATTTACATCTCCTTGATATGCTTCTTGGTATCTTGGATCATTTACCACATCATCGTATACACTGTACCTTTCTATGTTATTCATCATAGAGGTAAATAATGGGTTACCGCTAGAACTTAAAAGTTCTACAAAAAAGTGAGCTGCTTCTTCTGGTAATGTATCTACTCCTGCTTTATTATTTATTACCTGAACTACTTTTCTTAGCATGTCTGCTTTTGCAACAGCATTTATTAATTTACCTTCTTTGTTTCTTATTTCACTTACAGATTCTACTTTAACCCCAATACTATCTAGAAAATTACGTATAGATTGATCTATTTGTTTGTCTGCTTTTTGCAGTACTTCATTTTCCATTTGATGGTAAATACTATCTGGATTTAAATTAGTACTTACACTTAAATGTATAATATCTCCTTTAAAATCTTTACCTACTGTAGCGTATATACCAGGGTATTCTTTTTCAATTCTTTCAGCAAGTTGGTAAGCCCCATAAGGAATATTAATCGCTGCTCCACTAGGAGTTCTTAATTTAAATCTTTCATTAATTCTATCTATCAACTCAGATGACCTAGGATTGTTAAAACTTCCTAAGTTTTCTGTAGCATGCTTTATTGTTTTATCTTCAGCTATAAATACTGGATCACCATTTACATTAACAATTCTAGGCTCTCCATTAGAGTCTACATCACCTGCTTGAAACCAATTTTTAAATGTAGGTGTATAAGTTACAGCCCATTTTTTTAAAGCAGCTTCTTTATCTAGACCTAACTCAACTATACTATTAAAAAGTTTAGATGTTTTACCATTCTCTGCAACTACTTTATCAATTTCCTGATTAACAGGGTTTCTATATACTGTACATGCCATATTTATTATTTACTTTTTTTACAATTATCTTTTTCCTTAAGAACTTGATTAACTTCGTTAGAAATTGCATCTTTACTTTTAAATAATTGCTCTGTTCCTTGTTGTCTTGTAGGATCGTAACCAAAGTCATCATAAGAATCTTTGGTAGTATAGTTGCTTGAATCTAAAGTTGTTGCTCTGTACAAAACTACACTTTTTCTGTCAACTAATTGTTTATTAGCTTTAGCTTTTTTAGCTGCTTCCCAATTTCTATACCCCATTGCTACTGCTAACTCTTCTAATCCTTCTCTGCCTTTAAGGGTAAGTCCAGCTGCTATAGCTTTTTTAGAGCCTTTATAAATATCATTAATACTTAATGTACCTATTATATCTAAGTGTACTCTCGCATCCCCATTAGTTAAATACATTCCGCTTGGCATAAGTGTTTTTGCTATAATTACAGCGCTTCCTACTTTATCTAAAACTTGTTCAGTGCCTTTAGATATGTCTAATGTATCAAGTCCAAATTTAGATACATTTGATTTTAATAAAGAATCTGTATTAGATTCAATTAAATTCATACCCATACCTCTTTTAGGTATTGCAGTAAACACATTCATAGAAGGTGTTTTTTTAGATGGTCCTGTATTTATAAATAGTTTAGTTTCGTACACAGGCTTTGTTATACTACCAACTGTTTTAACTGCCCCAGTAGGTGCTGATATACTAACATATTCATGTTGTGAATTATGAATTATGGTACCATCTTTAAATGATTGTTTTCTTTTTTCATTTATTCTATAAGGTAACCTTGGAACTATCTTGCCGTCTGATGAAGAATTTTGTATAAAATCTTCCCAAACATTATCTAAGTTTAAATTAAACTCTTCTGAATATCTATTAAAATATGGAGAGATTATATTTAATACTTCAGTACTTGGCAGCACTTGAAAAAATGCATTAGGACTAAAGTGGAATCCAGATTGTAACACACTAAATTCAACTAAGTCTTTAGCTAATTGAGGTGCAATCTCTTGTAATTCTAAATACGAGTCTGATAATAAATCAATATCAAATGTTTGTAATTTTTTACTAAACAGCTTCATATTATCTATGCTGTATTCAGGATGCTTTGGATCTTGGAACGTTTGAAGTAGAGGATATAACTCTTGTATTAATAGATTATCTTTCAATCTTGGAGAACCCTTAGCTGCTAAAATTCTTCTAGGTAAACTATTGTCTCCTCTAAATAAACTACTTATTTTGTTTTTTAAGTACGATCTCTGTAAAGGTGTATTTTGTACTATATAAGAAGATAGATGAGAGTCAAATCTTTTCATTACATATCCTATTTCATCAGCGCTTCTTCTTAATGTTGGATTTGTTAACTCGTATATTTTATCATATGTCCATTTAGAAATATATGGGTGGTATTCTTTCATATCTAATGAAGAGAACATTTTAGAACCTGCATCAAACCCTTCTCTAAAAGCAGACATAAGTGAGTATTTCCCATTTTGATTATAAATTAAATTATCTACATTTACAAATGCTTGTGTGTCTTCTACTCTTGCTAGTGCTGCTTTCATGTATTTTATAGCTGTAGGGCCACTTAATTTACTAGTATCAAATTTAGTAGCTGTTGTTAGTAAGAATAAAAAATCTGCGTATTCTTGATACCTTATAAAATCATCTAAAATTTGACTTTGCATTTGTTTTTCAACACGGCTTAACTCAGAAATATCTTTTCCAACCATATCTTTTAAAACATCAGCATTAAATTTAACAGGCTCTGATTCAGGCCTTGCTCCATATTTTGTTTTTAATGTAGAATACATATCTTCTTTACCCATGTAAGATTTACCTCCACTATATTGAGCAGCTAAAGATCTTTGAGTTTCATTTAGATTTACATAGTCATCTATAATTGGCTGTGACATAAAGTATGCAACTTGGTCTAACGGAACTCCCGATCTAACTAACATCATATGTATTGGTGCATATTCTACACCAGCATTAATATCAAATACAAAATCTTCTTTCGTTACATCAACATACCCGGTAACGTACTGAGCTAAAACAGAAGATATTTTCATTCCACCATTTACATCACTAACTCTAGATAAAGAGTATCCTGTTCCTGCAAAGTTTAATTGTAGATCTATTTCAGGGCTCCAATCTAGCCCCGCTCTTTGTGCTTTAGCGTGTTGTGTTGCTGTTACAGCTACAATACCTACACCCCCTAAACCAGACCACATACGGTAAGAAGTGTTAACTAAATTTCCAAAGCTTAATTTTTTATTAAACATGGTAGATTGGCCTTTACCTTTACCTCTCTTATCTCTAAGTGCAGCAATTTCTCTTGCTACATTCTTAACTTCAAATGCACCAACAGGCGTTATAAGCTGATCAAAACTTTGTGGATTTTCTAAAACAGTTTTAATTATTTCTTGTACTCTATTTTGTAAAGCTACTTGTATATTTTGGTCAGATATTGGAAGCTTACTGAATTGACTTAAAGTCAAATCTCTAGGCTCTTCTTGCTTCATAACTTCATACCTTTCTTCAACTGTTGAATTTTCATCTGTTAAATAAGGTATTCTAGAAACAGTATTACTTTCTTCATTATATGTATAGTTAGGGAAGTATAGAGTTAATTTATCAATATCATAATCCGATCCAGACTTTCCTACTATTTCAGAAGGTACTATAATTGTAGACCCCGCTGATGGTGGTAGGTATCCTACTACTTCTATAAAATCTATAGAATTTAATCCCTCTGTAGGAATACGGAATCCTATTAATTGCTTAAGTCCTTCATCAATATTATTGGCATCTATTAAGTTACCTAAACCTAACTCTTTAAATCTATGCGGAAGCATTACCTGCATAGCTAATGTTTTGTCTTTTCCAGGTCTGTAGAACTTTAAAGGTTTAAGCATAGCTATATCGATGTTATCTTTATTTGCTTGCTCGTAATCTTTTTGTTTTATTGCTCTTGCTTGAATCTCTAAACCGGTTGCAGCTTGTAATACCATCATATCACCAGGCATCTTTCTTTTGATAACTGAGTTTGTTACAATAGCATATAGTATTGATTCTATTTTATCTCTTTCAAATAATTGATTTATAAATGGATTATCACTTTTAAGCAATGCTAATATACCGTTCTTTGTGTGCATTGGCATATCACGCTTATCAAGCTCTGATATAATAGCATCAGATAGAACTTTCATATCTTTAGCTAAATATCTCCCATCATCTTGCATTTCAAGATTTAATCTTTTAGTAAGTTTTTCTATATCTCTCTTAATTAGTTGATAACTAACTTCGTGATATTCGTCGATTACACTTTCCAGACCCGCTTCTTTATATACTTCACTAACCTGTCCATTTTCATATATATTTATAGGAAGCAATGATGTAAGCTGTGTTCCTGCAGATACTTTGTTTTTTATTTTAGGTGCTATCTCTACTTGTATTCCTACTTGAGAAAAATCAAACTCTAATAATCCTAAAGGCTCTCCATCTTCTTCAGATAATTCCATCGGCTTGTAACTTGAGTAGTTACCATCTTCTTGATAAAAAGAATCAAAGTTTTGACCATCGATTGTAGGAGCCCCCACTTTAACTACAGAGTTAAATACCATATAGTCTATATCATTATCAACCATATCTTGATTAATATCATCATAAGTTCTACCTGGCATTAATTGAGGTATTAATGGGAACAATGCAAATTTGTGGAATGTCATAAGTCTTACATTATCCTCTATAAAAGGAGCAAATACTTGCGGCTTTAATGCTGGGAAATATGCTAAGTCTTCATTGGCTATAGTATCACCATTCATTATTTTTTGATACAAGTTTTCTTGTGCATCAGTCCATTTACCTGCTCTCCACAATAAACTTCTATAAGCATCTAAATGCATAAATCCACCGCCATCAAACTCATCCATGTTATTATAAGTTTGCTCTAAAATATTTTCACCCTTTTCATTTAAATTATCTAACATGCTAGGGTTTAATACTCTCACAACATCTATATAATCTTGTAAATACGGAGAATCTACTTTAACATCTCCTCTAACGACTGTCTTTATTTTAGAAGAATGCTCTTTATTCATACCTAAATTTTCCATATTGTTATTCATCCACTCTAATAAGTGTGGGTCAGATGATGGGTAAATTTTAGTACCTGATACTCCTGAAGTTCTTTTAAATAGATCTTTATACAATGCTAAGTCACCTAAAAATAATTTACTTTGTTCAATAACACCAGTCATGTGCTCATATGTTAATTGTTCTGAGAGAACTCTAACAGTACTTGGCATTAAAGTAGATGTGTCTGTAGTATTGTCTTGTGACACCATTTTTAGTTTAGATACTAATTGGCTATTAATACCTACATTATACGAGCTTCCTTGTTTGCCCGGTCTAATGATATTAAAATCTAGTAATGAATTAGTAACCTCTTGAACTCGTACTTCTAAAAATTCATTAAGTTTTGACTCTACTTCTGGACTAGAAACGATCTGTGCTATCTTTTCATCTGAAAGTTTTTTAGATAAATCTTTACGGCTAATATCAATTATACCTTTAAAGAATCTAAGTTCCCCTCCTTGATCTGCATAGTTTTCTATTCTCCTTAACTTACTTGTTTTATTTGAATTAAATATAGTTGCAGTTTTTATTTCATCAAATAGGTATCCCTGAAGCCTTTTTACCATATCTTGTTTAGATAAAGTTAAACTAGCAGGAACTCCAAAGCCTATTCCATACTCTGTTTTTTTATCTGCTGTTCTTATAAACGGCATAATACCATTCCCTAATATAGCGTTAACTTGCATACCTGCTATATCAGACGGTGTGCTTTTAGATAATCCTTTACTTCTACCAAACTCTTGTTTTATATCTTCTAAGACTGATATTTCTAATTTTCTACCTTGCTGTGCCATACCCTGTAAGTATACAGAATTAGCTAAGTTAGCATGACCTAATAATTCTACTACTCTTTCAGGATTGTTATTTAATTCTGAAGCCGTTACATCTAAATGATTCTTTAGACTAATTCCATAAACTTTTTTACCTGCTGCATTTATATGGATTAAATCTACAGCGTAGTTTGTTTTTTCTATCTCTACATTCATTAAGACTTTTAACCTACCTTGTATGTCTCCCTCGTATAAATCGCTTATTGGATTTGATAATACTTCATTCAATGTCCAAGTTACAGCATCTTTAATCTCATTACTGTCCTCATATTTCTCCATAAACGCTGGAGTATCTGAAAATTTAATTCCTATAGCAGATAATAAAGCCGCTGCTTGTAGAGAGTCTTTTGGAACTTTAGACCACTCTTCTAAAGATTTTGTTACTTTATTGATTGTAACTTTAGCATTTTTATCTACTACCATTTTACCATCTTTAAGAACACCTACACCATCTATAATAGATTTTCTAAAGTTTAATTTCCATGTATTTCTAACAAGATCATCTATTCTACTAGAATTATTATCCAGTAAAAATCTACCTCCTTGTCTATCTATAGATTGCATATGGAAAGTTCTATTAGCTTGATTAAATTGTTGAACAACTCTAGTAATCATTCTAACTTGAGGTCCAGTTTTATCTGACCAGTCATTAGTACTTAAACCTAATCTTTTAACAAGCATTTTTAACTCAGGTCTAGTTTGAGTAAGCTCTAATAGTTCTTCTACTATAAACTCAGGATCTGTATTAGCTAGCTCTTTGTATAAAAAGGCCATAGTTGAACCAAAATCTACTAGTTTTGGGAATCCGCTATTATTATATACTAATTGTCTTTTACCATTTATTTCTTGTGTTGCAGGTAGCGTAGATATTAATAATCTAACCGGATGTGGTAAAGTTAAATTAGGATCTATTTCTGATTGCGCAGTATCAAACCCTACTCCAGTTCGCTCATCTTCACTTATCTCTAGATCATCTAGTATTTCCATTTTGAATCTTTGTAAATACGCTTTATGCTGATCTTGGAAAAACTCCCAATTACTTTTAATTAATCCTCTTGTATTTTGTACTTTATTTATTTGATCTTGTACAAATTCTTTTTGTGTTTTACTTTTAGCTACTGCTAACTGCTGCTGAAGAGCTGTTTCTCTGTTCTGTAGAGACCCTAGCATTTTATTATATACAGTATTAGACTGTCCAGGTCCCCCGTAAAGACTGTTAATTGCAGAACTTACCTTATCTTGTTTAGATGTATCAAATATATCTTCTATTTCAAATAATCCTTTTTCAGCTGCTAAATGGAATAGCTGTACTGTCATTCCTTCTACAGTATTATTTATTAAGGTAGGGCTAATTGCTGCACCTTCCATGTAAGCTTCCTCATTTGAATCGTACAAAGTAATTTCTGTTGTAGGATTTGCAAAGTATCCTCCATGTATTTTAGACATTAAGTTTTCTACTCCAGATGTAGAGTCTGTAAA